TTAGAGGCCGCCGTTCCAGCGAGTCAGCGCGGCGTCGAGAGCCTTAGCCGCCTCGTGCTCCTCGGCATAGTGCCGGGTGAGCACGTCCTCGGCCTGGATGACCGCGGCACGGAGAGCCAGACGGGCGGGGTCGCTCACAGCATCGAACGTGGGGTCGCCGTGGTCGCCCTTGCTGCGGATGCCCGGGTCGTCCTCGTCAGACTGGATGACTCGCGACCGCTGCCACTGCGCGGACTCGGCCTCGGTGAGGAGGCCCTGGAGTTGCAGGGAGAGCCCGACGACGGCGTTGAGGGCCGGGTGGGTGATTCGGGTCAACGCAGCGCCACCACGATGAGAGCGATGATGAGGAAGACGCCGATGATCACGAGCGGAATCCAGAGCGGCGCCAGCACCCAAAGCCACGACCAGGCGATGACGCCGGTCAACTTGAGGACGATGAACGCGATGGCGAGGAGCCCGGCGAAGGTGACGCCGCTAGAGGACGAAGCAGTGGAGGTCTTGTTAGCCATGCGAGGGGCCTTTCGTCGAGGAGCGGCGAGGCCGCGGTACGCTGATATACTACGCCATCAACTCTCGAACGTGCTGTAAACGGCGACGGCTGCGATTCCCCCGAGGGCCCCGAGGATCACGCCCCACCCGACGGTGATGATGGTCAGCGAGATACCGGTCAGGCCGATGCCGATCATCGCGAGCCAGAGGAGGATGCCTCCTGCCGCCATAATGGCGAGCCAGGTGATGACGGCGGCGAGGAACTTCACGACAGGTCCAGTGCTGCATCGGGCAGGTAGTGGCGCCAGTCCCAGCCGCTTTCACTTACCGGATGCCCGTCTTTAAACGTTAGCCGAAGGTACGCCTTCGGGCCCCCTACTACCGCCAGGTACACGGCACCTGGCATATCGGCGTGAGCGGGTAGAACGTACGCCCCGGCCACTGGCCAGGTCTGGGAATCGAACTCGGGCTCGTAACTCACGGTCTAGCCTTTCGAGGTCAGGTGCCAGGAACCGCAGTCGCAGCGGTAGGCGCGTTGTGGGGTTTTGGTGAAGTGGGTGGACGTGGAGTTGATCTCGGCGATGCGCTGCTCGGCGCCCTCGCGGGAGAGAAACACGCCCTTCCAGGGAGTGGTGCAGGCGACGCGAGCGCGGGGCGAGTGGCGGCGGGACATGATTACTCCTAATGGAGAGCCCCCGGGTGGGGCTGATGAACTCAGCGTACCACACCCGGGGGCGGTGTCAACTACTTTCTCGACGTCAGGTGCCAGCCTCCGCATGCACACCGGTAGGACCGCTGGACGTCCTTGGGCTTATCGGCGCGACCTCGGAGAACCGAAAGTCGCAGCTCGGCGGCGATCCGATCGCGGAACCGGCGCTTGGATGGGGTCGGACAGGCTACCACGAGCCCTCCTCGGGGTTCGCGCCGTAGCCGCCACCCCAGTTCTTGCCGTACAGGTCGGCCGACGCCGTCAGAGGCACGCCCATGAAGGGCTTGGACATGACCTTGCCGATCTCGCGGCCGACCTCCTCTGCATCCGCAGCGGGGGCCTGGAACAGCACCTCGTCGTGGATGGGGAGCATGAGGTAGTCGCCGAGCCCCGCGTCGAACATGTCGACGATCGACTCCGCGATGACGTCGCGGGCGGTGGACTGGACCACGTAGTTCGTCGCAGCGTACAGGCGGTCCTTGTCGAGGGGCAGGTGGCGGCCGGACACTGTCACGACCTCGCGCTTGCCGTACTCTGCCTTGCGCTGGAGCATGCGGCCGAACTTCTTGATCTCGGGGTAGACCTTGTTGTAGTCCGCGCCGACCTTGCGAGCCTGTTCCAGGGTGGTGCCGGTCTGACGGGCCAGGGTCTTCGCCCCGCCGCCGAACACCGTGCCGAAGCCCTGTGCCTTGCCGAGCCCACGTTGGAACTTGGTGAAGCCCTCGCCCCAGATGAGCATGGCCGTGTAGTCGTGGAGGTCGATGCCCTCCTCGATGGCCTTCTTCATCTGCTTGACGTCGGCGAGCGCGGCGAGGACGCGGAACTCGACCTGGTCGTAGTCGGCGGACATGATGAGGTTGCCCGGGTCGGCCAGGATAGCGCGCCGGATGCGGAACTCCTTGGAGGGCAACTGCTGGAGCGGCGGGTTGCTCACCGACATGCGGGCAGTGCGAGCCTGGAGGGTTCCGATGTTCGGGTGGATGCGGCCATCGCTGTCGGCCTTCGTGCGGAAGGCGTCGATGTACGCCACGCGCCACTTCTCGGAGCGCTTGGCGTGGAGGACCGAGAGAGCGAGCGGGTTGGCCTTGTGCAGGCCCATCTCGCCCCAGAACTGGTCAAGATCGGCCAGCGGGAGCAGGACCTCCTTGTCGGTCTTCCAGGCTCCGGCGGGGGTGCGCTCGGTGAGCGTGACGCCCATGCCGATCAGAGCCTCCGCGACCTGCGCCGTGGAGTTGACGTTCTCGACTCCGTACTTCGCGGCCTTCTCTCGCCAGGCAGCGGCGTCGGCAGAGAGTTCCGTGTCGAGACCCTCAGCATAGTCCAGGTCGACGAGCATGCCGCGACGCTGGAGGAGCATGATGTAGGACTGGAACAGGTGCTCGAACTTCGAGAGCCGGGTCAGACCGATGCCCTTGATGACGTCGGAGAGTTCATGGAAGAGGCGGCAGCCGTAGATGACGTCGAGTCCCGCGTATCGGTTGTACAGCGGGTTCATGATGTCGATGAACGCCCAGCCGGTGTCCTTCGTCTTGCCGATCTTGCGGAACTCGGCGTAGAGACCAGACTGTGTGTCGGGTGCATCAGCGTCTACGTAGATCGCAGAGAGGGGCTTGAGGGACAGCCCGGCGCCGCCTTCGGACTCCTGGCGAGGATCGATGAGGTGGGCGAAGATCCGGGTGTCGAAGACGCGCGGGGCCAGGCGCTCGACTGGCACGCCGAGGTGCTTGTCGAAGACAAGGAGGTCGAAGGGGGCGTTGTGGACGGTGAAGAGCCGGTCGCTGAGCAGAGCGTCGCGGATAGCCTCACGGAAGAGGTCGGCGCGGAGCACCCAGGCCTCGCGGTCGTTGCCGAACTGCACGAGACGCAGACCGAAGCCGGGCGAGAAGATGTTGAGGCCGGTGGTCTCGGAGTCGAGGCCAAGGACACGATCGTTCTTGCGGAGGAAGTCTAAGAAGCCTTCGAGGTCGCGACGGTTCTCGGGCGTGTAAATGTCGCAGACGGTGCCAGCGACGGTATGGGTCTGGTGAAGCAAGTGGTGCCCTTCCGGGTCGGGCGCAAGTTGTCCATGCGCAGGGTAGGGGAAAGGCCGGGACGGTGGCTGTCGAAGAGCCCCGCCGTCCCGGCCTGGGGGTATGCTACGCCGGTTGGATCACCAGTTGTTGTCGACGGTGACCCCGGCGCCGCGCCCCGGCTTGCCGATGTACAGGAGGGTGTAGGGCTCGTAGGCGACGCTGACGATGTTCCCACGGTTACGGACGCCCTCGGATGCGTAGTCGGTCACGCGGGCGGCGCCCGAACCATGCGCGACGTAGACGTCGCCGTCCTTGTCGACGATGACGGAGCGGGCGGGAAGCGCGTCGATCTGCTCGATGGTCAGGGTGTCGCCGACGTTTACCGGCTTCGGAAGGAGGGAGGTGATCTTGTTGAGAGCCGACCCTTCGAGATCGGAAGTGCCGGGGTACGTGCTCTTGAGGTTCTCGATCAGTTCGATGGGAACGGCGATGGTGTCGGTCACGGTAGTGCCTTTCGGTAGTTGGTCTGATGATCGTATCACACGACGTCGAGGTCTGCACCCTGCATTGGGCCAGAACCTCCACCGAGTGTGCGCTCAGGCTCGGGCGTTGCGGCCCACTCGGGGTTGTCCGCAGTGCGAGGAGCGCGCCGGATGCCCTGTAGGATGAACTTGCCGCCAGTGCTGCGCTTGCGGATTACCTGGCGCTCCTCCATGGCTCCGTAGAAGGCACGTGAGGACCACTTTTTGAGGTCTAGGTGATTCTCGCTGTCGGCCCACTCCTGGAAGGCCTTGAACACGCTGGTGGCTTCGACCTTGCCGTTCTCTTCCTTGATGTAAACGCCTGGGAGGAAGCCCTCCATGATGTCGCTCGTGGCGCGGTACTCACTCGTGGCGTCCTTGATGCGATCCGGGTCCTGGAGGCCGTTGGCGTACCACTCGACGGCACCCTGCACCGCCCACGCGAGGATGCCTTCGGCCTCGGCCAGCAACTTCGCGGGCAGACGCGGGTCGCGCTCTGCTGGGGCAAAGTGACGCTCCCAGGCGATGAGCTTGACACGGCGCCACAGGCCCTCGTCAGCCCCGCGGAACGTCGGCTTTGCGTTGGTGAGGAGGGTGAGGAGGAACTCGGGGTAAAACGTAAAGAACTCGCGATTGAGGAAGCGCGCGGTCAGCGGGTCCTTGCCGGTGGCTCGCTTGATGAGCGACTCGTTCATGAACCGACCAGCCTCGCCCTCGGACGCCACGACGATGCGGGCCCCGTTGAGCGCGGCGATGTCGTTCGGGATACCGCCGTTCTGCTTCTGCTCGAAGGTGGAGAACGGGGTCGTCGTGGTGATGTCCTGGAAGATGCGCGTCAGCGTGTCCGTGTAAACGCTCTTTCCGTTGGAGCCTCGGCCGTAGAAGATGCAGAAGCACTGCTCATCCGTCTCGCCCGAGACGCCGTAGCCGGTGAGGCGCTGCATGTACTCGGGCATGCCGGGCTGGCCGGGGAAGACCTCGGTGAGGAACTGCGCCCAGCGTGGGGCTCGGGCTGTTGGGACGTAGTTGAACTCGACCTGCCGCGTGATGAGGTAGGCCGGGTCGTGCTGGAGCAGTTCGCCGGTCCGCAGGTCGACCACGCCGTTCTTGACGGCGAGGAGGTGGTGATGGCGATCGAAGTCGACGAGCGCTACGGCGACCATGGGCCGGAGTTCCCGGATCATGGAGTCGATGCCGCGGGTCGACTGCGTGTAGCGCGAGTGCGCGGTCATGGCCTTGGAGAAGCCGATGATCTTGGCGTCGGCGCCCTCCTTGCTGGCCTCGATCCGAGCGTCCTTGGCGAGGTCCGCGAGATCCTTGGCGACGTTCTGGGCCGCCTTACGGATCTGCTCGGAGATGTCGCGCCGCCAGATGCCGTCGACCAGGATGTAGAATCCAGTCTCCGCGCTGTACTTAACGCCGGAACCCTGGCCGACCACCCAGTCGCGGAGGTACTGGGCGTTGCCGAGATCCGTCATCTCGTACTTGCTGTCGTCCCAGCGGGCGCGCACAGTGGCCGACGTGGTGGTCGTCTCGGCGTTCTCGATGGCACGGATGAGGGACGTCTGGAACTCGGCGGGGTCCTGGAGGCGCCAGTCGTTGAGGTCGACGCCGTCGGGCAGGTTGAGCACGCGGACGTGCGCTCCGAGTTCGATCAGACCCTTAGCCAGCGTGGCCGAGAACTGGCGTCCGGCAGCGTCGCCGTCGCCAGCGATGACGACAGGGCGGCCGGTGGTCCACTGCGCGATCTCCGCGACAATGGCCGGGTTGTTGACGCGGGCGGCACCGGCGACCCCGATGGTGTCGTAGCCGACGGCAGCGGAGGTCAGGGCATCGCCCGGGCCCTCCGTGACGATGATCTCGGGCCAGCCGGACTCACCGGGGAACCAGCCGAGGGGGGACCAGGAGCCGCCCTCGGGAGACTTCGGGCCCTGCCAGCGGACCTTGGCGGCCGGGTCAAGGGCCCGTGCCTGGAAGTTGCGAGCGACACCCTGAGGGGTGCGGAAGGGCACGACGAGGCGAGGGACATCGCCGCCGAGGTCGTCGGTGTAGCCGAGGCCGAGTCGATCCATGTCTGTCGTGGAGAGTCCGAAGCGGTCGGTAGCGTACTGTGTCGCCGGGCTCAGGCGGACGTCTCCATCGGCCATGAGCGCCTGCTCGTACCCATCGAGGCGCATGGCGAGGCCTGCGATAGCACCGGGGGTGGCCTGGGCTGCGGTGGAGCGGGCTGCGGGAACAGGGACGTCTCCGGCCTCGACGTGGGTCAGGTCGGACATCTCCATGCCGAGGACGTCGAGGACGTGCGCCGTGGTGCAGCCTGCGCGGCACTTGAGGAGGACGCCGCCGTTGCGGCCGACGGCGACGCGGAGCGAAGGCTTGGAGTCGGCGTGGCCGGGGCACACGGCGAGGTAGCCGTCGGACTCTTCGGAGACGTCGTCGAGGCGGTCGAGGAGATCAGTGAGGGTCTTCGGTGGGGTGGGCATCTGTCTCCGGGTCATGTGGCGGGGCTGGAGTCGTGAGGCCAGCCGTAGAGAAGTCTGTCTCGCAGTCCCTCGCACCAGCACCCATCGCATGAGTGTGGATAGTCGAGGTTGTCGGCGAGAGGATGGTGCATGCCGTGAGGGCAGACCCGAAGGCCCACCCTCACGTTCGTGCGTGTACGATGCGCGAAGGCCGGGTCGGTGTTAGTCACTGGGGAGGGAGACGAGCACGGCGGTGTACCCGGTCGGTTCGTTGGCGTCCTCAGCGCTGCCGCCTTGGACCTCACCCATGTAGAACGTAAGGTACACGGGGCCGCGCACAGTAGTCACCCAGACGTCGCCGTCCCGGTCGCGAAGCACAGACTTCGGCGGCAGGTCTGCGACTTGTCCTGCGGTGAGGACGTCGCCGACCTTGGGCGGGGCGGGGATGTAGTCCAGCACCTCCAGCACGGCCTCCCGGCGTGCCGTAATGGTGTTGTCCATCGGGCGCTCTTCGATGAAGCTGCCGCGAAGACGCTGAAGAACTGCGACGGGGACGGCAACGGTCTGGTCAGTCACTTGGACTCCTTGATGTAGACGACGGTGAAGGGGCCGTAGAAGTCGGCAGGCCCGCCGCCGACAGGCTCTTCTTTGATCCTGTCGGTGCCCACCAGGTTGAGGTAGGCGTAGCCTCCGTCGAGGCGGACCCAGAGGTCACCGTCCTTGTCGGAGATCACGGATCGGAGCGGGAGGTCGTCGCGGTTCTCGCGCGTGACCTGGTCGCCGACCTTGGGTGGCGCAGGTATAAGTGCAGTTAGTGCCTTAACTACCTCACCGAGGGCAGGGACATCGGGCACGATAGTTTCCCACGCGGTGCGGCTGATCGAGAGGTCAAGGTTTTTGAGCAGTTCTACGGGGACGGAGACGGTCTTCTCGGTGGTGGTCATGGCTCGATGCTACACCGGTCGGCGGAGTTCTGCAAGCACCTCTGCGAAAGTCGCGAGATCCATAACGACGTAGGCGTCCTTCGTGCTCCGGCGCGAGCGCTTGATCACGGCGGCACCCCAGCGCTCCTTGGCGTTTACATGCTGCTTCGCGGCACCATCCACGCCGTCACGGAGGGCCGACGCGAGGTCGCGGTAGTTCTTGGCCTGTAGCACGAAGGGAGATACTCCGTGCAGGTCGCCGACGTCCTTGGAGCCCGCCTGGGCCGGTCGGTACGCGGGGATGCCTTGGTCGACGAGGTAGTCGCGGATGGCGGACTCGAAGGTCGTGCCCTTGGCCTTGTTGGGGTTGCTCACTTGTCGAGGCCTTCGAGGGTTTCAGCGCCATCCCTCTCGAATGCGGTAGCGAGGTCGGCTGCCTCGCCCGAAGTCAGTCGCAGCCTGACGAGTATACCAGGCTTTCCCGCGCGCCGAACATCGTAGACGGCAGTTCCGTCCATGTAGACCGTGGAGCTAGAAGCAAGAGTAAGCAAGGGGGTCTCCTAACGACGAAACGCCGGGCCTGGCTGCCGGAGTAGTGGCTGCCAGACCCGGCGGGTCGGGGCGGTTGGGTTTACGCGGCGATAGCGTCTAGGGCTATCTGGACTTTAGATAGCGGCAGCCCGTAAGTGTTGCTTGCGATCTGCTCATCTACCCAATGCTCATCGATATGGAACGCACGGAGATTGCCCGCATCGTCCACGGCGCCCCATGCCCAGACGGTCATAGGTTGAAAAAGCCGTCTGCATCGCTGAGAGGCGGAGCCTCCGAGCCGACGTCGGCGATGGCGTCCTCGATGTAGTCCGAGGCGTCGATGCCGTTGGCGTCGAGGTAGCCGTGGACACTGGCGTCGCCGAGAGCGGCGGCACCGGCGAGGACCGACTTGATGCCGTTGGCCGAGCCGGTCAGGACGAGCGCGCGGGCGGCGTCCATGGCGTGGCCCTCGGGGAACTCGGCGCGGATGGTGACGGGGAAGCCGTCGTCCGTCTGGTACGTGATCGAGAGGCCGGTGTACTCGATGGTCTCTTCGATCAGTTCGTCGCCGAGTTCGGTCACCTCGAAGCCGTTGTCACGCATCATCTGCGTGAACTGGTCAACGGTGGGTTCTGGCTCAGCCAAGGATCAGAACTCCGTGATCCCGGCTGTCACCGTGACGATGAACGTCTGCACGAGCCCGTTCGGGCCCTTGTACGTCAGCGTCAGGGAGTTGCCCTGGGCGGTTGCCGTAGCGTCGTCCGCGGAGATAGTCTGGACGACCTCTTCGGCAGTGCGACGACGCGGGGCGTCAGCGTGGCCGACGACGGGCTTCTCGGTCTCGGCCGGGTGGCTGGCCTCGACAACGGTCTTGGGGGTAGGCTTCTCGGTCACTCGGCGGCTCCCTTGTACTCCAGCGTGGTCTCGGTGTAGTTGACGATCTTGCCAGCGCGTGGCCCGTTCTTGGCCTTGAACTCGACCGGGTTGCGGGCGATCTTGGCCTTGATGGGGCCCTCGGCGTTGTCGAGGTCGTCGTAGAAGCCGTTGCGCGCGAGGTTGCGCTCGAAGCCCCAGGCCTGCGACTTGGTGTAGCGGAAGACCCCGAGGTCCTGGTCGTCCGCGAGGCGGAAGTAGACCGTGGTCTCCGGCGCCGGGACGAGGCCCTTCTTAGCCTTGTCCTTGCGGTCCGCGGTCTCCAGGTGAGCGCCCGGGTCGTCCGAGCCGTCCTCCATCGTCGTGCCGTCGCCGCGGCCGAGCAGTTCGCCGTTGGCCCACCAGGTGAACTCAGCGGAGACGGCCTCGGGGCTGTCGATGATGATGTCGAGGGACTTGACCTTGGTGAAGACCTCGAACTCGACGACCTCGTCGCCGTTCTGCTTGGTCTTCTTGATCTCCTGGACCTCGCCGCCGTAGAGGTCGGCAACCTTCTGGGCCACGACCTCGTCGTCGCTGACGAAGCGCCACTCGTCGAGGGAGACCGGGCGTCCCGCGTTGACGTAACCGGCGGACAGCTTGCCCACCAGGTCGTCGCGGTAGGGGTTGGACGGCTGCGTACGCTGCTCGTCGTCGAAGAGAGAGATTCGAGTCACTAGTGGTTCCTTAGATGTGATAGTGTGAAGTGAGCACGGTACGCGGGAGTCGTATCCGTCATTTGGCGAATCGCGCCCTCCCGCGTACCGGCATAGAGATGCTACGCCGGGTACGCCAAAAGGCCCTGCCGGTGAGGGCAGGGCCTTGAGGACTACTTGACGATGGCCTTGATACGGTCGGCGTTGAAACCTGACCAGTGCTCGTCGAACGGGGCGCTGCCTCCGTCGTCGTACGACGTGTACACGACGGGTGCCGCGGAGTAGCCGAGGCCCTTGACGAATGCCAGAGCGGCAGGATCTTCGGTGACGTCTACCGCGGTGTATTCCAGCCCGCGGTTGTAGAGCATGCGCTTCGTGGCGTTGCACTGGACGCACGATGGCTTGGTGTAGAGGGTGATGGCCGTGGCCTGGGTGTCACTCAGGGGATCTCCTTATTGTATCTCAGGTGCTCGTACGCGGTGTCGAAGGCTTCGCGGAGAGCGTAGAAGTCGTGCTCGTTGAGAAGCACGTGTGCTACGTCGGCCGCGGAGTTGTATGGGAGCGCCAGCAGTACCGTCGAGGTGGTAGCGTCTGCCTCAATGTGCCATGCGGCGCGCAGGGTGATTGGGTCGATATGGTCGCTGGACGCGACCCGCGTGGCGGTCACGCTGCCTCCAGGATGCCTGCGGGCCGCGTGACAGCGGGGCCGGGGATGGACTTGCGGCCACGGTCGTCGCGGCGGTACTCAGCGGCGGCGATGACCTCGGCGGCCTTCTGCGAGCGGCGTGTGCCCATGTGCGGCAGGATCTCGCGGATGATGGCCTCGGCACGGGGGCCGGAGACCTCGGCGTGCCACGTGGGCGCCTGCGGGGCCTTCTTGAGTGAGAGGCGGATGCTGACGTCCATCATGGTCGCTGCGCGGCCCACGACGTCACGATCGGTCATCGCGAGGCGGATGCGTGGGTAGATGCCCTTGGAAAGGTCGATGCACGCTGCGCCTTCGCAGAGGCCGACAAACCACATGAGGTCGTCGTGGGTGCCCTTGAGAGCCGTGGTCACTTGGTGGCGTCCTCCTCGACGAGCGAGACGTAGGGGCCGTAGATGGCGAAGTCACTGGCGCCGTCCTGGAAGTCGCTCGGATCGTCGCCGAACTCGACGTAACCACTAAGGTAGCGGATGCGGCCGTCCTTGACCTGGACGATGTCTCCGTCCGTGTCGGCGTAGACGCCGTTGTCAGGCACGGTCGGCTTGACGTCTTCGGGCTCCGGCGCGACGAGGCGTACGGCACCGTCGAGGAAGTCATCGTCGCTCAGCAGGTCCATGTGGTCCTCGTTGCTGAGAGGGCAGCCGTCACCGGTTGCGACGATCTCGACTGCCTTGCCGTCTAGGACGATGACCGTGTCCCCACCCCGCTCGCGGTAGATGCCGTTGGGGAGCGTGGGCTTGGGGGCCGGAACTGGCACGCCACCGAATGAGAAGGAATCGCGCGGGGACCGCGCGGGCAGGTCGGCGATCTTGAACGCCTGGCGCATGTTGATGTACGGCTGCCCATCGTGGGACGTGCCGATGACCTCGGCCTTGCCGTTCTCGACGCGGATGATGTCGCTGTCGGCATCTTTGTAGATGCCGTTCGCGTAGGTGGTTGTGATGCTAGTCACGGTGCCTCCTGGGTAGTGGGTTGCGTAGAGATGCTACGCCGTGAGGCGCGGGGGTGGCGATATATCACGAAGGCCCCCGTACCGATCAGCCTGAGCGGAAGATCGGGCCGGGGGCCATGTGGTTAGTCCCAGAAGGGAGGGAGGTCGTCTACGGCGAGGTCGTAGTCCTGCGCTCTGGCGATGGCCTTGCCATCGAGTTCGTCTTGCAGGTCGTCGTCAGGGTTCACGTCTGTAGCCTATCACACGCTCACGCGCCGGGCTGTCCGCGGGGTGCGCCGCTTCGGGCCGGTGGGCAGGGCGTCCTCGTCCTCGTAGGTGGTGAAGAGTTCGACGTCAGATACGATCTGCTTCGACAGACCCTTGTCGTAGTCGAAGACCTGGCGCAGCGCCTTGAACACCTCGAAGCATTCCTCGTCGGCCTGCACCTCTACGAGCTTGAGCCCCTCGGGCCGCACGTGGACCACCATGCCGCCATCGGCCTCAGGCGTCGGCACGCGGGTGCCGTCCTGGCGGATGATGTTGTCAGAAAAACGGTACGCGGCAAGCTGAATGCCAACCTCGGCGTGGATGCCGCTGCGGGTCGTCTTGTTGTCCACGAAGTAGCGCTTGCCGTCCATGATCATGTAGGAGTCGAACGAGCCCGCGTAAGCGTGAGTGTCCGACCAGACCGTCTCTTCGAGGAAAATGAACTCGGGGGTCTTGGCCTGGAGGAACTTGTCGAAGTGCTCGACGAACGGCTGGATGTCGGGGGTGACGCGGCCCGGACCGAGGCCCTTGGCCATGCGTTCGAACGCGGCGTGTGCGGCCGTGCCGGTGTCGGCGGCCTGCGCGGTGTTGCGGCGAGGGGCGCCCTTGGCGAGGTCGATGGCACCCTGCCGGTCGCCGTTGAGGACTAGCTGGGTGATGGGTCCCATGTTGTCGATGGCGTACTCGGCGACGAGCTTCGCGGCCCAGTGCTGGAGGAACGGCTTGCCGATCATGTTGAGGACTGACGTGACGCCGGGGACCTTGATGGCCGCGTCGTCGGGGTCCACGTAGAAGCGGGTGTCCTGGCGCTTGATGGTTTTGACCTTAGGGGTTGTCATGCCATATACTACGCCGACGCCGGGTCGGGCGGGCAATGCCGAAGGTAGTACCAGATCGGTACGAGTGACAAAAGTGACATAAGTGACGGGTTTTCCCTATCTATCCTATAGATGTTATAGTCTTTAGAGAGAGATAGAGATTAGGGGTCACTTATGTCACTTTTGTCACTATTTCGTACAGCGTACGCTCAGGATGTACCTCGCGTGCAGCTACCGCCGACCCGGCGCACAGGTTGTGATCAGGCTACTCGGCCTCTGTCAGCCCCTCTGCTAGCCCGCGGGCGCCCTCTTGGAGGTCAAACACGCCGCCATCGTTGATGAGTTCAAGGTCAGCATCGTAGTCATCCAGCGCCGTCTCGCTCGCGTGGGTGTCGCCGTCGTCGACCCCCGGCCGCACGATGCGGACCAGGATGCCCCCGGCGTCCCGGATGGCGTCGGCCTCGTTCGGGTAGCGGACGTCAGTGACGACGACGGGTCGCGGGTCGCGATCCGCGGGGGCGTCGTTGCCGCTGTCGACGAGAGCCTTGCGAATCACCGGGTGCAGCCTGTAGCCCTCGCGTTGGGACTCCGCGGCCTCCATCCCGGCCCGCACCCAGAACTCCGGGTCAAACTGGCGGACGCCGTCGCCGAGGCGCTGGAGGAACCGGCGGGCCGCCGGGTAGTGGTCCTTGACCGCCTCCCACCCGCGCTGCTCGATGAGTTCGCCGAGCCCGTAGGCAAGGCCGTCATCATCCCAGCCGTTGCCGACGTGGATGATCGGGTCGATGGTCAGCGCCATCTCCTTGAGCGGGTCGGCGAACGCCACGCGGGCGAAGCCGAACTCCTCGACGAGGACGGCGGCAAAGGTGTCCTTGCCGACACGCTTCTTACCGATGAGACCCACGAGGGGCGGGAGAGTGGTCACGAGTTTACTCCTTGGTCGATCCAGATGACGAATGAAATGAGGGCGATGAACCCTCCCCCGAGGAGCACGACACTCGCGTAGGCCCAGAGTGAGCAGAGCCACACCCCTGCCGCTATCACGCCGATGACTACGCCGACACCGAGCGCAACCTGGAGCAGTATCATCCAGTAGGGCTTGTATTTACGATCCGTCACTGTCCTGCCTCCGAGCGGCACTTGAGTTCGTAGACAATGCGGGCCAGTTCGCGACGGCGGGGGTCGCTGATCGGCACCCCGCCCCGCTGCATGTTCCAGTGGATGTCCGTGATGAGGCTGTCCCGCCACTCGATGAGTGACGAGAGCATGACCTCGCGGTAAGGGCGGCGTCGGGTGAATAGGCTCATGAGCCCAGCGTACCACACCCCGTAGACGACGACAAGCCCCGCAGCCGGTGAGGGCTACGGGGCGAGTGTCGCTACAGAATCACGTCGAGTAGTGCGCGAGCGAGGTCGTCGTGGGCCTGGGAAGACAAGTGCACAGTGTCCCCCGCGCGGTCGATGAAGTACCCGCCCGACACGCTGTACGGTCCCTGGCGGTCGCGCAGGTCAAGCAGCGGGACATCCAGTTCGAGGGCGAGCGCGTAGAGCGCTGTCCACCAGTCAGTCAGGTCGATCTCTTGGCGCCCGGGGGGCGCGATGAGCAGCACGTCGGCACCATCGGCCCTGTGTGCACCAATCATCTGCGTCAGCGCCGCGATGTACTGGCCGATGGTGCTGTTCTGGGCGTCGTTGGTGCCGAGCATGATACTGACGAGGTCGGCATCCCAGGTTCGCGCAAGCGTCAGGTAGTTGTAGTTGCCAGTGACCCAGTCAACTGCCATAGAGCCTGATACGCCCGCCTTGCCAATACGGAGCCCCACCGGACCGCTTGTCTGCGTTCCCGCCTCAATTGACGCGATATGGGTCGAAGTACCGACCGGCGCCGCCACCTTGATCGTGTGGTTCCCTGTCGAGAGGCTGGGGGATGTCCACGTAGCGAATCCCCCCGTCGCCGAACGTTCGATAGTGGTAGGCGTTCCCCCGTCGATCGTCACAATCAATGATCCCGCCCAGTCGTTGAGATACGTCACGGCGAAGTAGTTGTTTGGTCGAGTAGGAACGAAGGTAAGCGAAGCGCCGTCGTCTAGTGCAGCCAGGAGAGGATTCACCTGGCCGACCGATCCTGCCCCCGTGAGACGGGAGTCCCCACCGGGAGCGGGGAACAGCAGCCCGTCTCCTGATAGCGTCATGCCGCGAGAAGCCGCGATGTCCCGGAATCGTGCAGCATAGGACCGGTTTGCGGCATCCCCATCTACAAGCAGCGGGCCAAGGCCCAGCGTGTTTGAGTCACCCTCAAACAGCAGTTTCGCACTGCCTTGTCCGATCTGCGATCGTGCGATCGCGGCACGGGTGCGCCGGAAGTGGCTCGGCCGGAAGTTGTACAGACTGCGCTTGGCGTCGTAGAATGCTTCGGCGGGGGGCTCGCCGAGTGACTCCACCACGGCGTTGATGCCGGGGGGCCCAGCCACTCCCTGTTCTCCCTGGAGGCCCCGGATAATGATGGCGCCGTTCGACGCGCCGACCGGCGTTGCCGTCGTCAGGTCGACCGTGCTACCCGCAGGCAGCGCCATGTTGAACGAGTTATACTTGAGGGGGAACTTGTCGAACTTGAGATCAAGGAACGACACAGTGTACGTGAAGCCTGTGGGATTCAGGTCAGGGGAGTTTGTGGCTACGAGGCTTACGCCGCGGATACCGTTTACCGACAGGTAGCCTTGACTGTCGAGGACAGCCTCAATCGGCGTCGGCAAAACGATAGCGCCCTCGGTCGAGGAGATTGCCGCGTCCACCGACGGGGTGAACCGCACGCGGCCGGTGACGGGGACAACATCCGGGTTGACGTCAGGGTCGCCCAGCCGGTCTGCGATGGTGGCGACGATGCGCCCTGTGACGGTTCCAAACAGCACGGCGGCTCCTTAGTCTGGGGGTTGGCGCTCAGGCCAAGCGGCTTCTAGCGCGGTGGGGATGATGTCGGCGAGAATCTCGCGGTCCTGAGCGATGGGGTACGGCATGGGGATGCTGTGCTTTTCGAAGGTGGCGAGGATGTCGACGAACCACCGGGCGAGGGCGTTGCGGAACTTGACGTCCCGCTCGCGGAAATCCTTGAGTTCCTTGCGGAGGCCCTTGACCTCTTCGCGGTATGCAGCAACCTCTTCGCGGTACTGCTTTCGGTCCTCCATGATATCCTTGACGAACAGTCGCGGATCGGCGCCGTAGCGCTCTTCGGCGGCCAGGATTTCCTCATCTTCGGGCACCACGGCTTTTGGATTAGAGCGCGCAGCCCGCACGCGGGTCAGAACGATCAGGTATGAAATGATCGAGCCAATGACGGTGACGAGGCCACCAATGATAGAGATGGTGACGCCGTCACTCACGCGGTGGCTCCTTTGATACAAGATGCAGGCTGCCGGTGTCTACAGCCTTTTTAGCCTCCTCCCGCTGTACCACGCCGAGTAGGTCGACAAACCGCCACAGGTAGAACATGATGCGCACTACCACGAGGATCAAGGTAAGGATCGAGGTGACTGATCCGGCCATGATGTACAGGACGGTCAGGCCTGCGTAAACGACGAGGCCCAGGGTGGCCGCTGTGATGCCCGCGAGTTCAAGGCGGGGATGGAGAATGATGAGTCCGATGAGACTCACGAATGCGCCAGCGGCGATCATGACGGCCCAGAGCGGCAGGAACAGAGGAATGGTGAAGTCCCCGACGATTCGCGAGCCCACTGCAAGGGCCATCAGTCCGAAGACGACGACGCCAAGGTCGACGGCCGGGAGCAGCCGTGTGTAGAGCGTGCGGAACCGAGGGGGCACCAATGGAATCGAGTCGCGTGACCAGATTGTCTTAGGCACGGGTGCCCCTTCGGTTACTTGCTCGTCGGCGGAGAGGCGAGTCCATCGTCCGCGACAAGCGCGTCGTCATCACTCGGTGCCTCGTCGACAGCGACATGCGCGCCGGGGACTGCCTTGGACTTCGGCACCGAGCCGAGGCCGACGGTGGTCAGCCAGGCGTTGACGGCCGGAATGGCCATGACGCGGGAGAGCCCGACAGCAACGGCCGTGACGACACCGGCAGCGCCGATGAGCCATGCGTAAAGCGGGCCGTCGACCGGCAGGCCGAGCGCGGAGATGATCTGCGGGAGCACCACGGCGAATCCGAGGAACGCCGGGATGCCAACCTGGACGAGCGTGCGGAGGGCGCGCTGGCCCTTGTACCAGATTTCGGACACCGCGGTGCCCGCGTCGATGTACTTCTTTGCCACGTTACTTACCGACCTTCTCGAAGTTGTTGATGACGGCGGGCGGCTGATTGCCGCTGACCACGGGAACGCCCTTGCCCTTCCAGAAGTTCTCCTGGGTGCCGGACGTGATGTGCATGGCCCGCATGGTGTCGGCGTTCACGAGATAGGAGTCGTACGCCCCCTTGCGGTTGTCGATGTGGATGATAAGTGAAGTCACGATGTCTCCTACGGGGGTCTTGGTGTTCTCTGCGGGGAGGGCGTTGCGGAGGGGGTCACCCGGCAGGTTCACGTCCGGGAGCGGGGGCAGCGACGCCAGGTAACCGCCGTTGTGATGCCAGGGCTCGACTCGCCAGAACGAGGCGCCGGTCCAGCGGATGCCGCGGAGCGGAGCACGAGTGTGCAGCCAGTCGAACTCGGTGGGCGTCAGGGCGCGGTTGACACCACTGCGGCTTGTGATGCCGAAGTCGAGTGCCGAGCCCCGCGTGTGATCGTGCGTCGAGGAGTACGGGTTCGCTGCGAGTGCCCCTCCGTGGTGGAGGTAGAGGTCGTAGAGGTAGTCCTGCCGCTCACGGGAGCGGATGCCCTCGTTGACGGTCAGGCGGTCACCGTTCTGGGCAATCTGAGTGTCGAACTCATAGCAAAGCGACGCGACCTGCATAGCGACCGCGAGATCCTCGACGTACTGCATGGTGCCGTAGAGATCGGGATAGGATGACTTGCCTACGGGATAGGGCAACTGGCCCTCCTTAGAGTGGTATTCGACTTAGGCGCCGAGTCGGTAAACGCTGAATGAGGTAGCGGTGGCTGCCGTAACGGACGTGCCCGACGAGAACGCCCATGGATACAACTGGTCGCCCGCCGCGAGTTGCAGGGGAAACGTCGCCGTGGCGTTCGCGCCGTCTTGGAAGCCGAGACGGCTCGACGCTGCCGTGCCGTTCAGCGTCAAGAACGCTTGGATCGTCGCCGAGCCAGGGTTCGTGACGCGGATTGACAAGGACACCAGGTACGTGCCATCAGAACCCGTCGGCATAGTGAGAATGCCGCCGGACCATGCACTAGAGGGAATACCGACGCTGGACTCGAAGGCCATTCTCGGGCCGATGTGCGTGGAGCCTGAGAAGGAAAAGTCACCGCTGGGGGATGCTTTGAGTTGATAGCCGCCGGGGACAATTGAGCCGCCGTCGCGCCCGAGGAACTTGTCTGCCTGCACACTGACCGCAGTCGGCGAGCCATTCTCCGCGCCGAAGATGACAGGCACGTCAGTCTGCCGCTGGGTGTCAGGGTTAAAGTACGAGTACGAAACTCGCTGGAAGGCGCCGAACGAGATGTCGTAGCCATTGTTGATGAAGCTGCCGATGACGCGGCGGCCCTGCCCGCCGGGGCTTTGACTACGCTGTGCCAGCCAGAACTCGGGGGAAATCATGAGCTGGGAGGCGCGGTACCCCGGGGCAAAGGTAGTGGTGGTCGCGCCGATCACGCCCGCAGTAGGGTTCGTGATGCCGCCGCCCAGCGGGACAACGCTGCCGGTGCGCGCCGTCTCAGGCACGGCGCCTACGACGTCCAATGTTCCGGCGGCGCCGTTCCAAATCCCCTGGAGCGTTACAGAGCCCTGGGTGCCCCCGTAGCTGCTACCCTTGATGCTCGCGGCAACGCCGTTTGTGGCGTTGTAGACGTTGATGAGCGTGTTGAGGATCTCAAGCCGCGCACCGCTCGTGGCAGTCTTGATGGTCGCGCCGGTGATGGTCTTACCGTTGAGCGAGCCGAGGTTGATCTCGTTTGCAGTGATCGATCCGGCTGCAATCTCGTTGGCCGTGATCGACCCTGCCTGGATGTTTCCGGCGGTGATCGTATTCGCAGCGATCTTGTCGCCGGTGATGGTCGACGCCGCGATGTGCGTCGCCGTGATCTGGAGAGCCTTGATGTTACGGGCCAGGATCGCGTCGGCGCCGATCTCGCGAGAGGTCAGCGTGTCGGCGGCGATCTGCGCGGCGGTCAGCGAGTTCGCGGCAATGCGGGCGGAGGACAGGTAGCCCGACGTGATGACACCGGCGTCGAGGTTGTCGATCACTTGGTTTTCAAGTGTAGCCTCGACCCACGTAGAGGTGTCACCGTCGAACACGTACCGCGCAGTGACGGTATAGTTGGCGTCCCACACGAACCACTGCATGCCCGGCGTGCCGGGGTCTGCGGACGTCGGGGGTCGGCCAGTGTAGGTCGAGTTGCCTCCGGCTGTGGACGCTGCCTCAAGAGCCTGCTGGGCCTTTGCGATGGCATCGTCAGCGGCGAGAGACGCTGCCTCGCCTGCTGCGATGCCAGCGGCACCGGCCTGCGTGGCGGCTTCGATAGCCGCGTCGACCGCTGCCCGGTTGGCCGTCAGCGCGGCCTCGTTGGCGTCGAGGAGATCCTGGAGGCCCGGGATTGCCTCGGCAGTCTCGGCGGCGTCCACAACGGTGTCAGAAAGGTCGGTCCGCTCGCCACCCTGGGAGAGCGAAGTGTTGCCGATTTGACTGGCCCGCGTGATGCTGTCCATCTGAGACCGGAGCGTCGAGATCTGCCGAGCAAGGTCTTCGAGTTCAGTCACGTGGGCTACTTTCCGTAGGTGAAGGAATCAGACCGTTCCAGCTTGAGCGTGGCGGAGGAATCCGATGTGAGCGACCAGGAGACGATGCGATGCCAGATGCCGATTCGTCCGACCCAGGGGATGTCGGCTTGGACGTAAATGTCGTCGCCGAGGGCCCATGATCCGATGACGGCGTTCGGGTGGTCTCGCACAACGATCTGGTCGATCGTGAGGCTGGAGATGGACTGGAGCAACGTCGTGCGGGCCTGCGCCTGGAGAAGCGAAAGCTGCTTCGTGTCCTTCTTTGTCATGACGTTTACACGCCGGAGTCGACCGTCGTTGATGGCCGATGTGGTGTGGATCATGGCCTCCCCCTCGCCGTTGCCGAGGCCGAAGATGGAGTTGGCGTAGTCGTCGCCATTCGACTTTGCCGTTGGCGTGACCGTGATGTTGTCGCCGAGAATGAACGCTAGGTCGTCACGGCGACGACCGGCGCGAGGGTACTGAATGTCGATGGTGTGGGTGATCGCAGTCTTGTCCGCGGTCCACGCATGCGTCTCGACATAGTCGACAGGCGTTGACGCGACCAGGTCAGCGATCTTGGAGCCGCAGTCTGGGGCTTCCCACCAGAGCAGCTTGTAGGCACCGCCGTCGTCCTTCATGGCCGCGAGGGCCTTCTTCTTGGCAGCGCTGGCAGCGTCTTGCTTTGCCTTCGCGGCGTCGCGCACCTTGGCCTGCGCGTCGGCGTTCGCGTCCGCGCCCTGGTAGATAGCGTCGGTCGCGTTGACAAGGTTCGTGGCGGCGTTGGCGACGGTCTGTGCAGCGTCAGCGGCGGCCGAAGCGGCGGCGATGGCCGCAGGGTCCTTTGAGCGCTTAGCGGCGGCAAGAGCCGTCTTCTTGTCAGAGAGCGTCGCATTCGCGGCGGTCCGTGCCTTGATGGCGTCGGATCGATCGTGGCTTCGGTCGGTCGCAATGGCACGAAGCGCGGTGTATGCGTCGCGCTCGGTGGTGTACACGGCCTTGGCAGCGTTGTACGCGGCAGTCGCGGCGTTGGCGGCCGCCTCAGACTTGCTGCCGACCTTGACACCTGTTGTGCCGGTAACCTGTACGCCGAGGTTGCCCGTGTCGAAGGACTGGAGGTGTTCCCAGATTTCTCGGATGACGTCGGCTACGTCCTGCTCTGCGCCGTAGAACTCGCCAAGGTACGGCATGCCAGACGGGTACGTGGCGAACGTGGCGGCTTCGATGTCCCAGTCGGAACCGCTTGCTTCGGACGAGACGACCAGACCGCCCCAGCGGATCTGTCCATCCGCCTCGGCGTAGATGATGGTGTTCCACTCCTCGAAGAGGGGGCGACCGTCCATTGCCTGGAGTGCCCCCGTCTCCGGGGAGACCGTGCCTTTGAGTGAGCCTGCGGCGGACAGGGACCACGTCAGTTCGCTGCGGGTCAGGAATGGGACCTCGAAGTCGAGGAACTGTCCTGTAGTTGCGCGCTGCGCGATGTACCGCCACTTTGTCACTTAGACCACCTGTTCCTTGAATGTCACGTCGGCGACGTAGTAGTCGGCCGCGCGGGTTGCGATGACGCCGCCGTTGGCGTTGCCTCGCACGCGGGAAGAGATCTGCACGGCAGTGCCACGCCAGGCCGCCGGGATGGCGAATGGGCGGTCGTTGGGGATGAGCAGGGGACTGCGGTACGCGCCGCCGGAAGTCGTAGTGTCGATCTGGAGGTCTGCGAACTGCGTCGTGCTATCCAGCGTTCCGGCAGGGCCCATGAACGCTTGGACGTTCGCGTACGCATTGCCGGAGACATACTGCATCGTCGTGTTCATTGTGATGACCGCATGAGTTGCCCAGAGGGGAACGCGAATGCCCGTGATCGGGTTCGTGGGGAAGTTCCGCCACACATTGACGTCCAGCGTGGTGCTTGCGTCCACAGGCGTACCGAGGTAGTTCTGGCGGTCCGAGCGGGGACGTGCGAGCGTACGCAGGTCAGTGATCATGGCCGACGTGATAGTCGCCGTGGCCGCTGGGATCGTGATGCGAGCAAGCGTCACTGCGGTGCGGCCCGCGTAACCAGAGACGTCCTGGAGCCGCGTCGTGCCCGCGGGGACGTTCGAGATCACACGTGTAAACACGTACGGTCCGACCGTAGGATCGGCCGGGTCCTGCCAGGGCTCACCGGAGAGCCACGGGTCTTCGATCTGCGCCACGATGAGGTCTGTGCGGGAACCGCTTGACGTGGTGGCTGCGATCTGCACGGTGTCGGCAGTGTTCATGCGGGCGACGTAGGACTGGTTAGCAGACGCCGCGGCCCGGTTCACGAGAACCGCAGCGCCGACGGAAACCTGCACACTGTTGCCGGGGACGGCGGTCGGCGTGACCTTGAGGTCGCCGGGAGTGACGACCCCCTCCGCGCCGCCAGTGGCAGCGTAGGCGAGCGTGCGCATGACTTCGGGAGAGTGCAGGGCGCCGCCACCGACGAAGTAGGGGACCGGATCGAATGCCACGTGGGCTCCTTACATTGAGGGGTAAGCGTTGCGCCAGGTGACTCGGGCCTGGGAAGTGCCGGTAGCGGAGACGCCACGCAGCGAGAGGTTGTACGTGCCGGGCGGCACCGACGCCTCTGAAAGGCGGTTTGTCCGCGGGTCGAGGGCTCCAGCGATGCTGGCGTCGTCGCGCTTGATCGACCGACCCCATGGGCGGGTGTCAATGACGAGCGTCTGGTCGTACGCGAGCGTCGTGTTGAATGACATCTTGAACACGTCGACGACCTCGATAGAGGGGTTGGCGATCGGGCCGGTGATGGTGATGACTGGCCAGACCGGCAGGAGCCCGTCGACGGTGAACGTCTGCGAACGATCGGAGGTTGACGTGGTCGAAACCGGCGAGGACACCGGGCCCTGCACGCCGCCCCCGAGGTCGGGGACGAGCTTGACTACCGCGAACTGCTCTTCGCCGTACCACAGGTCGTCTGCCGTAGCGAAGTCGCATGTAACGGCGGTAAGGCCGAACGGGGTAAGGTCGAGTTTCGGCTGAATGCGGCGAGGTCGACCAAAGGTGACACGGCCGGTGTGCGAGGTCAGCATGGCGGTTGCGCCAGGAACGGTGCGAACCGAGTCGGCGCGCCAGACATTCGCGAGCTGCTGATAGAGCGACCAGGCCTCTGCCTCATCTTCTCCGTTGACCTCGATGTCAAATGTGACCGTGGTGCCGCTTCGAGTGTCCTGACCGAACATGATGCCGTCTGCGCGGGGGCGTGCGGCGTCCTCGTCATTGACGTCGATATTGCTGATGTCGGGGGGTCCCGACTGCGGGAACACGAACTGAGACTCGACAGTGCCGAATGCAAAGTCCGTGTTCCCGTAAGTCAGGTGCCAGTCGTTGAGCACTTAGCGGCCTCCTCGGGCGAAGTTACGAAGGTAGAAGTTCAGGTCTCCTACCATCGATGCGTTGGAGTCGCCACCCTGGAAGTTGACCGCGCCGATGTAGGCGCCGTTGGAGGACACCGCGCTACGGAGCGAGGCAGCGCTACTTGCGGCGCGATCTTCGGACGTCACCGGCACCTCAGCGCTCAGCGCCGGGTTGGTGAACGTGTTGTCCATGACGCGCTTGAGCGCAGACTGTCGGCTCTTGATGCCAGACGCGAATCCGTCCACGAGCGCCGCGCCGGAATACGGCGTCCAGCCCTTGCCCGAGAAAGGGCCTTCCTTGGCGGGCGAGTGCGGCAGGAAGGCGGACACGCGGCTGACGACAGACTTAATGGCGGCGATTGCCGAGCCCGCCTTGCTGAGCATTCCTGCTGCAAAGCCTGCGACAACTGCTGCGCCAGCCGCAGTGGCCTTTACAGCGAGCGCGCCCAGTTTAGCAACGGCCCCTGCGACAGCCGCGTTGATAGCACTGGGGATCAGCCCGAAACTAGCGACAACGGTGCGGATTCCTGCGACAATACGCGCGGTGCCCACAGTGATTCCTGCCACGGCCCCTTGAAAAGCAGCCTGGGTCTGGCGACTAAAGATCTGGGCGCCAGCTACCCCGACCTGGAGGGCCAGGCCGTACTTGCCGTTGAGAGCATCAGCCATGGCATCGGACGAACTCTTGCCCTTGACCAGCTTGGCCGAGATGTCGAGGAGGCCGCCCACGAATGGTGCGATGTAGTCCGTGACGAACTTAAGGCCACGGGCCTGGTCCCCAATCGACCCGGTCAGGTTATCCGTGTCGGTCTTGGTCGCCTGTGCCTGCTGGCTCTGGAGTCCCATAGCGCCAGTGGCGTTGTTGGTACCGCCTGCCAGAGAGCCCGCGTTCGTACCCGCCGTGCCCATCGCACCGCCAAGGCTGTTGAGAAGGTCAACGAGCGGAGGCAGGATTGTGTTGGTCAGGTCACCGAAGTCTTCGATGACGGGCGTGAGGCCGAGGGCCACTGCGCCAAGCCCGCCGCCGATGGTGCCGAGCAGGCCTTCCCAGTCAGTGTTTGCGAGTGCGTCTGCGAAGGGCTGGAATGCGGTGGCGAACTCTTCCTTGTGGGCAGCGAAGAAGTCGCCGACAAGCCCAAGCTTGTCACTGATGAACTGGATGGCGTTAGTTGCCGTCGTAGTTGCGCCGGGAAGGATCGTCTGTAGGTACGTAGCGAGCGGCGTCATGGCCGTCGTAAGCGCCTGGTTGACCGTGTCCTTCATGGTCGAGAACAGGCCGGTCAGGGTCGTGGCCTGCTTAGCCATGGCCCCGCCGTACTCCTGATTCATGACGGAGAGGAGCTTCGGGAGCACGTCACCGGACGCCAGCTTGCCAGTCTCGATGAGTTTCTGGATTTCTCCAACAGGCTTACCGAGTGCCTTGGACATGAGCTGGAAGATCGGGATACCGGTGTTCGAGATCTGGTAGAGATCCTGCGTCGACACCTTACCGCGAGCCATGATCTGGCTGTACGCCAGCAGGACGGAGTTGAAGTCGCCCGTAGAGCCGCCGAGCGCACCGACGGCATCGCCAAGGGTCGTCAGTGTGGGGACAACGTCCTTGGCCGCGACGCCGACACCGAGAAGCTTCTGGGCGCCAACAACCGAGCCCTCGACGTCGAACGGGGTCTTGGCCGCGAACGTGTAGAGGCTCTTAATCATGTCCTGGGCCTTGCTGGCAGAGCCGAGCAGGGTCTCGAAGGAGATGGTGTAGGACTGGAGGTTGGCGACGCCCTGGATGCCTGCGGTGAACGCCTGCGAGAAGCCGCTGGCGATCCGCGAGCCGATCTCGTAGATGCCAGCGGCGCTCATGATGCGGCCGACAGAGCCGATGAACGAGTTACCGAAGAGTCCGCCGGACTCCTTGCCCGCGGACTGGCCGACCTGACGAGAGATCGGCTGGATCTGCCCGCGGACGGACTGGCCGAAGCCCTGGAGGGATGGGATCAGTTGGATGGTGGCGTATCCGACGACAGCCATTCGGCCTCCTAGGGTTCTTCGGTGAGTAGTGCCTCACGTTCGGCCATGCGCCGTTTGTGATCGAGTAGGGCGGTGAGACGCTCGGACTTCTTGTCCGCGTCTTGTGCGAGATCGGGGCGCGCGGGGTGCGGTTCGCCGGTGAGGTACTGGATGACGTAGTCGAGAAGCCAGGGGGTCACGTCGGCCCACTCGCGCGGCATCTTGGAAAGCACCGAAACGGTCATGGAGTCGGCGGGCAGGGCCGCTACCAGAACGGAGAGTCGTCGGACTGAGAGCCCGGAGCGCCAGAGGTCAGCGATATCAACCTGGTAGTAACGCTGGAGGTCAGCCTCTAGCGCGTCCTGGTTGTCGCGGAGCAGGGCCCCGAGCGCCATCAGTTTCCCGAGATACCGAGGGCCTTCTGGACCTTCTCGAAGAAGTCCGTGAGATCGGGGAGAAGCGGCTTAGTCTCGCGGAGACGGGCGTAACCACCGTCGGCGAGCATGCCGCGAAGCATGTGAGTCATCTTGCCGTCTTCCATGGCCTCGATGGTCTCGATGTCCCATTCGGCAGACGGGATGATGCGGTAGGTCTTGCCCTTCCACGTGACGGTGATGGGCTTGTCGGTGGCTTCGGTGTTCGGCAC